ATATCCTCCAATCAGAGCATGAGGAGCAATTGTGACTCCATTCTGAATCTCAGCATCATGACCAATGTGAACACCTTTCATGATGAATGTATCATCACCGATATACGTTGATCTTGTTGCTCCAGAATCAATTGTCACATGACCATGAATGATCACATTGTTTCCGATGATCACTCCATGACCTTTTTGTCCCCATACTTTTTTTGACTCTGCTGGAGCTCCAATGATACAGAATGGACCAATGGTGACATTGTCTCCCAGAATGGTAACATTATCGAAAATTACTGCTGTGGGATGTTTCGATATCATTTCAATAGCTCAATTAGTTCTGATTTCTTGCATCCGAATGGGACAGTGATTCCTTTCTCTTTTGCCTCTGCTCTGAGTTCTTTCATTGTCTTTTGCTTGACACCTACAAAGTGAAGTTTTGGTTTCTCCTTTGGTATCTCTTGATAGACCTTGCATATTCTTTGCATTGCTGATCTCAGACAAGTGGAGCATCCAAGATTGACCTTTCCGAATCCATACTCTTTGTGGATTGCTTCAAGTTCTCTTTTGAGAGTTCCATCCAGAGAGAATGACCTGGTCTGAATATATCTCTTGACTTGATATTCGAATTGACTACTTATGTTCATACATTAAAATTAAATCGGATAATAAATAGGTGATAAATGATGCAAAGATCCATGTCCAGTCAAAGACAGCGAATCCAACCAATGAGATCCAAAATGATAGACAGCTCTGGCAGTTGAATGGTTTGATATCAGGTAGCTGAAAACTCTGGAGAGCTCTTGCTATCCCAATGGAGACAAGCATAAGTATTAAGATCATTTTTGAATTTTTTAATTGCTTTGTGAATAGTGTCCAAGGAGATGCCAGTGAGAGACCTAATCTCTCGATAGGTCATCCCACATAGATGCATCTTTGTAATCTCTTTGCAGAATAGAATCTGATCATCATCTGGATTCTGATCCATATAGTTGTCAAGGATTCTTTGATATCTCGTCTCTTGATACATCATTCCATCATCAAGTTTATCAAAACCACTTGGAACAGAAATTCCTGGTCTGTGGAGTTGATTGAATTTTGACTCTTTCCAGGTGTATTGATTCCAGGCCCATCTGGCGAATACTCGAGGGAGATCAGACTCTTTGATGTGGAGTTTTGACAATAGCAGATAGACATGAGGGACAAGGTCATTGTATAGGGGATGTCCTCCAGTGATCTTGTATGCAATGTGATATGCTTCTTTGTTCCAAAATTCCACATCTCAAAGTTATTTATTTTTTGCATACCATTCAAACCAGCTCTGATAAAACTGATCATTGACATTCATCCCCTTGAGGAATCTATGGATCTTGGATGGATATACTCCCATGTCCTCAGCCATATGAATGGCCTTGTATCTATTGGAGAGCATCCTCTTTGTCTTGTCAATCATCCAGTCTTTGATGGATTGATCATGGTCAAGGCCTATCAGAATATATCTGATATCTCTGCTGTGACTTTCTGTATTCTCCATGCTTGAATTGTATTAAAAAATTTACCATTCCATTCTCTACCTCTCAGATTGAATGATACGTTGATATCCTCACCTATCTTGAAAGAGTCAATCAGATCTGTTTTATCCTTGATCAATTCAAAGGTGATGAATTGTGGATATTTATCATCTTGTTGACAGATGGTGAATGATCGTGTTGAGAATGTCTCACTGACCTCTCTTGTCTCTCCGATGTGATGGAGAGTTCCTTTTGCTTCGTAGCTCATATTTATTTGTTTTTATATGTTTCATTATAGTAAGTATTCGCCCAGTCCTCTGCTGAGTGTTCAAATCCAGACTCAATACTGGACATCCGATGAGCTTCAATGATCTGCTCTTTCTCTTTTTCTAACTTAAATTCAAGTAGTTCTAATATTTGATCTTTTGTGTATGTACTTTGCATTCTATCATTTTCAATAAAATGTATTAACTCTTCTACTGCTGTCATCACTTGTTGTTTAATTGGTTAATATATTGTGCATATAGCTCAGATGCATGATGCAGTCTTTCAATCATCAATTGCTCCAGATCCTCATCCCTCATATATTCAATGAGAGTGATTCTCTTTTCTGGCTCAATGTGAGAGACTCGATGGATCTCCAGATTGTCCCATTCACTGAGATATTCATTTGCAGTGTCAATCATGCAGTATATCAATGCTGAGACTGGTTTCTCATAGAGATACATATATGCTCTCAATTGCCATTCGTACAGCTTGTCATCAGCATCCTCCTCAAAAGCTGGAAAGGTCTCCAAGCTCCAGGATGTTTTGATGTCAATGATAGATTTGTCAGTAATGATATCAGCATGACCAGTGAGATGTCCTCTTGTTTTTCTCTCTTCATTATTTTTGAAATTTTTCAACATAACACTGTTGACAAGTTCAATGGATTGATCTTCAAATTCAATCCCCTTTCTCATCTGCTTTGTGTCAATGGTTGTTTTATAATTATAAAAATTCTGCTTTGCAAGGCCCTTGATATAGCTCTTTGCAGTCTCAGACAATACCTCCGATTTGCTTCTCGGATTTGTCATGATCTTTCCTAATGATGATGCTCTGAATATCATATCTGCTCCTCCTGACTTTTAGTGAGTTCAAAGGATTCTCTCAGTTGCTTGATGGAATATGATCCATCCTTGATTGCTTTGAGAGCTCTCTTGAATTTATCATCTGAGATTGGTTGCTTTTTAACTGTTGATGCAGATGCCACATTGCCATCATCATCCACAGCCTGGAGGGAGAGGAGAGATTGAATTGTCCCTCTTCTATAATAGGTCACAGCTGAAAGCATCTTTTGTGGATCAGTAATCATTGGGAGCTCCATTGATGACTCAACAGAGTCTCCAGTGTCCACATCAATGATCTGAGTCACCACACAATTATTCTTGATTGGTTGCAATAGCAACAAACCAACCTCCATGAGCTGTGGCTCGACAGCTTCCAGGATTGCATTGATATCAGCATAAGTATTCTTGAAATGTGGATTTCTTGAATTCTTCACTACCTTGCCGAGATTGAGCTTTGCTTTCTCCAGCTTTTTCCAAATGTTTGATTTTTCCATATCTTAAATTTTTAATTTCTACAAATATAACTATTTATTTTGAATAAAATCATCAAACCACTCAATAAATTCATCCATATTTCTCACAATGATATATATCCCTCCAGCAGTCTCAATCTGTTGTTGATATCTTTTCTGATCATCTGACTGTCTATCCTTACCATATTTGACCTCAATCTTCACTGATCTCCCTCTGATGGTTGCAGAGATATCTGCTGTTCCCTTTGTCCCTTGTCCTGGAGTCCACTTTCCAGGGAGTTGAGTTGTTGTGCCATTGGGATTCTGGATCTTGTTTCCCATTCTAAACTGGCCTTGATTTGATATCCTCTCAGCTTGACCACCAGAATTGTTGATCCAAAAGAGAATACACTTGGTCAGATTGTTGGCTGAGTTATCATTCCAATTAGTTATTGGTATATATGCTGGATTCATATTCGGATATTTTCTTGTCCTTTCCTCCAGCTCCATTGCTTTCATGAGAGCTTTATTCTCTGGTTTCATATTTACATTTTTATATTCCACAATATCCACTGTCACAATCATTGAAGTCATCATCAAACAAATCTAATTGTGATTTATGGTTTTTAATTTTTTCGTAAGATATTCCATTTTTCCATGTACCTCTTCCATCTCTTCCCTTTTCTTGCCTTGCAAACCAATCAAATTTGTTTGGATGTTTATCACTCATATATTTCAAAAGTATCTCATTCCTATGAAAACAACCCACGCAATTATTCATGTAAGCAAATCTGACTGGTTTATCTTTCCAATATGTCTCAATTTGATCTTTGAATATAGCATCATCAATCAATGGGAAAACTGGTTTTTGCCATTCCACCATCTTCCATTTGTTTTGAGTTCCAGTTTTTGTCTTTCCAACTATGGCATGAAATTCAAGTAATCCATTTTTGTTCAATTTTTCCATCATTGTTTTAGCTCTTTTCATTTCATTGGCTCTGAATCCAATCCTCATCTCAACTGGTTGATTAATGTTTTCAAACCACCAATAAAACAATGGATCAATTTTCAACAATGATGTGCAATATCTTCTGTCTATATTTGGCAACCATCCTCCTCCAGTTTTGACAACCTCATCAAAGCTCCTTCCACTTACCCATGTGATTTCTTGTCCAATGAATTGCTCCAGGTCAAGCATG